TCTCGGTCGTCTGTCTGGAACAACTCTCCGGCTTTCTCGCTCAACGCNCATCGGGGGGCGGCTCGTCTGTGACCACCTGAAAATTGTATAGAGGGGCGATAGCCCCGACTCACTACTATGGATTTAGAAAAAACAGAAGGAACTATATGTTACGACCAAATGCTTATAGTGGAGAAGTACGAAACAGTCATTATGTACTTATACCCAATTGCTCAGAATATGCCCCGGAAGCACGCCATTCTTCGGGAGATGTTTTTGAAGGCACTTTTTGGGCAGGTAGAGTTATTCATATTGGCAGGGAAGACAAACCAAATAAGCAGGCTGTATTTAGCAGATGCAGGGTTGGCAGCGATAAGGTTTTATTTGCGAACAATGTCCAACCCCAAGATAAAGGTTATGACAATGGCTCAGAAAGAGACATCACAAGTTCTTTTAGCAGAGGTAGGAAAAATATTGGGTTCTTGGATAACAAGAATGAACAAAAAAGGGCATTCCGGGAAATAATGCGGTGCTTTTGGGCGGCAACTGGAACAATGGAGCTAACTCCGGTTCTCGGACGTCTAACTGGAACAACTCTCCGACTAACTCGAACAACAACATCGGGGGGCGGCTCGTCTGTGGCGACTAACCAACAACGCTCTGCATTTGTCAAGGCAATGCAGGCAGACCTTAAAAATGGTGGTCAGCCGGAAATGTCCTCCTTCGGGAAACACAATAATTGATTCAGTATAACGCAGATTACTGAAAATGGAAAAGCGTAGCTGATATTTATGGGAAAGAGAAATAGAAATTTGTTTGATAAAATAGTTGAGTGGAATAACCTGATTGACGCTCATCACAAAACGAGCAATGGAAAGAAAAGGTCTTATGGATTCTTGGAGTTTAAAGAGCATGATATGTATCATTTGAGAAACATACAGAAAAGCCTAATTGATGGAACTTATCAAAGGGGGGATTATCGGGAGTTCATTATAAGAGAACCGAAGCCTCGACTTATATCTGCTTTAGATTTTGGAGATAGGTTGGTTCAACACGCTCTCTGTAATGTCATTACTCCCATATTCGAAAAGTCCATGCTCCCTTATAGCTTTGCTTGTAGAAAGGATTATGGCACACACGCAGGAGTTAAGCATATTCAGAAGCTATTGAGAAAACATCAGTTTAAATACTTCCTTAAAACCGACTTTAAAAAGTTTTTCCCAAGTATTGATTTATCTGTTTTAAAGGCAATGATTGAAAAGAAAATTCATTGCTCAAAAACAAAAGGGTTGATATACTCTATTGTTGGAGAAGAAGGCAAAGGGATTCCAATTGGCAGTTTAACGAGCCAGCTTTTTGCTAATGTGTATGGGAATATTATCGACTACCACATGCAGCACGCATTGAAACAAAAATACTGGGCAAGATACATGGATGACATTGTTGTGTTGGGCAACAGTATTTCTGAATTAAAAGTGTTATTTGATGAAATAAAGTCGTTTGCTAAAAATGTATTACTTTTAGACATAAGTAGATGGCAGATAAGTCCTGTATCAAAAGGGGTAAACTTTTTGGGATACAGGATATGGCAGAAGTATAAATTAATAAGAAAATCGTCTGTTTTGAGGGCAAAAAGAAAGATAAGGTATTATTTAAAGAACAACAAGATTGAAGAGTTAAACAGGTTTATTGCCTCTTGGAAGGGGCATATCTCTTGGGCAAACTCACACAACCTTCAAAACTATTTAAATCAAAACTTTAATTTACAGTATACATGAAAACAATCATCAATACAAGAGAAGATTTGGATGCCATTGTAGGCACTCCCGAACACGCAGAGTTTATGAATGCCCTAAAAGGGAGCATGACAAGAAAAGAAAATCACGCTGTATATCCTGAAGGCTATGGACAACCTGATTACGAAGGTGAAGAAGTAGAACCAATATGGGTAGATGTCGAAGATTTGAGTACTATCACAAGGTTTGGATTTACAAAGGAGGACTTTGAATTAATATAGTTCGATTAAGCACATTTAACACGTTAGTGTATGATATTTAGTTCAGATGTATACAGCAAAGGTGGATACCCGATGCCTGACAGGGACTCTAAAAGGATTCGCTCAAAGGAGAAGGATTCTTCGGAGTACAACCTAGCGATGGCAAGAGCAGTTTACGCTGCTTTTTGTGGAGGGAGGACTTTCGGTGGATACGACCTGTACAATCAAATTGATTTACTTAGGTCTTATGCTTACGGAAATCAAGACCAAGAGAAGTACAAAGATGCTTTCTACGGGAAGAGCAAAGACGGTGTTATTTCTCCATTGGGGAAAGACGAGGACAAATCTCTGAAGAGAAAGGCGTTTGCAAGTTTGAATTTCGACATTATGTCCCCAATGCCGAGGGTGATAGATGCGCTAATTGCGAGGATATCAAAAGCCACGGACATGGTGAGTATAGATGCTGTAGACCAATACAGCACAGACTTAAAAGAGGACATGAAGTGGGGTGCTTATGTTGAAGGCAAGTTTAAAGACCTATTTAGAACTCTTAACGCAATAGGAGGTCTACCCTCAGAAGAGCCGGGATACGTTCCCCGAAATGTAGAAGAGCTTAATCTCTATGAAGCCGAAGGGGGATTCCGTCAGGCTTACGTTGAGACCATGGAGGAGTTGGTTAAGTACACCTTTGACACTATTGGTCGATGGGAGGAGAACATACAAGACAGGGTAATCTTTGACCTCATTGTTAACGGCTTTGCTTGTGTAGAGGATGTTTGTGACGAGTTCACAGGAGAGGTGAGACCAGAATACCGGGACGCTAAGTTCTGCGGAGTTCAGTACACTAGACAGGACGGTTACCACAAGCCTGACTACGGATTTGCGGTATCGATGGTTAAGATGTCAGACTTGAGGCAAAAGGGTTTCTCGGAAGAACAACTGAAGGGTTTGGCTAAGAAGTTTGCAGACCAATACGGGAACCCTGCTGCTGATGACTGGTCTGATGCCAACAAAGTAGGGTCTTTGTATTCTAGGGGATATGACGACTTCCTAGCTCCTGTCCTCAAGGTGTATTGGATTGATGTGGACCATGTAAAGGAAATTGAGTACACCAACAAATACGGAGCTAAAAGGACCTACTCTTATGAAGAGGGCAAGAGCCTTGGAAAGAGGGAGAAGATGTTGGAGACTAGGATTAAGTTTTTGCGTCAAGCCTCTTGGGTGATAGACACAGAGCTTATCTACGACTTCGGAAAAGTTAAGAACCAAGCAAGAGACGGAATGGCTCACCCAGTTATTCCGATACACATGGTTAAGGTTTTAGGAAGACCTGTTCTACCTAGGCTTATCCCTGCCCTAGACTTGTATCAGAATTCGTGGATGAAGTTTCAGCAAGGCATAAGGATGGCTACCCTCAATGGGTTCAGTATTGAGATGGGGGCAATCTCCAATCTTTCGCTAGGAAACAAGAAACTAAACCCCACTGACGTTATCAAGATGTGGAGGGAGACTGGTATTTTGTTTAGAAAAGACTCAGACTACGCAGGGAGAATGAATGTAGCCTCTAGGGCTATAGAGCCATTAGCAGGAGGTGCAGGTGCTATCTTGAAGGAAGCATTGGACGGAATGCAGATAGCCATGAACTTAGTAGAAGAGATAACAGGAGTGAACCCCATAACATTGGGTCAGACTCCCTCCTCAGACCAAGGCAAAGGACTAACAGAATACGCCATGGGTTCCACAGACCTCATCTTGGGTCAGATTGTGAAGCCCGTAAACATCCTCAAAGCGGATGTGGCGAGGAATATTTGTTTGAGAATACAACAAGCCGTCCGAGAAAAGCCTCGCTCTAAGAAGCTCTACGGAGCCGTGATAGGCGAAACTAGATTGGAGTTAATAAGGCAAGCAGAGGGTCACGACGTCCGATACGGCATAAGAACTGTTGTTAGACCAACTGATGAGGAGAAGCAGTTCTTGATTGAGCTCATAACCACATCTCTCAAAAACGGCAGAGACGGCAAAGTAGGAATCACGGAGGCAGATGCCATTCGATTCTTCAGTATGATAAAAGCAGGTCATAGTCTAAAGAGAGTGGGATTGCTATTGGACTTCGCAAATCAGAAGGCACAAGAAGAAGCAGAGGCTAGGGCAGCTAGGGCAAGTCAAATGGAAGCACAGCAGAACGAGCAGTACCTGATGCTTAAAGCTCAAGCAGAAGAGCAGGCTATTCAGTCTAAGGCTAGGATAGAGATGCTGGTAGAGGGAGCTAAGGCAAGGAATGAGGCTCTCTTGAAGGCTTACGAGAGGGGAGACATCTCCTTCGATGACTTAATGAACAGACTAGCAGGAGGAGACCCTCAAGCCATGCAAGGACAACAGGGTATGCCTCCTCAGCAAGGAATGGCTCCTGAAGGGGCGGCACCAATGGGGGGAATGCCCATGGAACAGCCAATGATGGCACCTACGATGTAGGGTTCTTTTTTAGCATAAAGAAATAGTATTTATATTTGCAACACAAAACGAGAGACAATGAGTGAATTTGGAGAAATAGTAAAAAAAGCAGTAGAAGAGTCAGGCGGTCAGACTCACGGACAGGTTGACATGGGAGGTACTTTTGATGAACCTACCGACAACCCATTAGTAGCGGAAGGGGCACCAGCTCCAGCAGAGGCACCGAAAGGAACACCCTCAGCACCCGCAGAACTGAGTTTCGACCTTCAAGCTTTCAACAAGAAGTTTTCTAAGGAGTTTGACTCTGAAGAAGCTCTTACAGCCGCAATAGAGAAGGCTCTTAAGTATGACGAGGTTGAGACTAATTACAGTACTCTTTCTCAGAAGTACCAAGAGATTGAATCTCTAGCTAAGAGAAACGTAAACCCTTTAGAGTGGTTTGCGAGTCAGGACGAGTTCATTAAACAGCAGTTCTTAAAAAACAAAGCCAATCAGTTTAGCGAAGACGCATTGAAATCGCTAAGCACATTGACACCGAGTTCTATTGACAAGTTGAATGCGTGGGAAGCGTTGAAATTAGACGTGTTAGTAAGCAATCCCGAGATTGAGGGAGGAGAATCCGCAGTCGCAGAGTTGCTTATGGACAAGTATAACGTAGACGATGAAGATTGGGAGTCTTTTGATGTAAAGGTTAAGAACCTCATTAAAATCGACGCCAAGTCTGCTAAATCTTCCTTAAAAGGGCTTTATGCTGACATCAAAATACCAGAGGTGGTAGACTTTGAGGAAAGCAGCGCAAAGCTCAAGGAAGTGTGGAGTTCTCCGCTGAATGAAATCTCTAAGGGTATCGACAAGATAAAGGTAGCCGAGGGATTAGATTTCATAGTAAGCGAGGACATGAAGGCAGGTTTGGTAGAAGAGGTAATGCAGGAAGTCTTATCCTCCCGGATTAAACCAAGCGAGGAGACCGGAGCTGAGTTAGTAGGCAAGATGCGTTCTAAGATACTTGAGCGCAACATGGATGCAGTTGTAGAGAACCTAAGAAAGTCCATTGAGGAGGAGTACAAGGCGAAATACAGGGGCATGGTTCACAACTCAGAGCCGTTGAACAATGGAACAGGAGAAGGTGCTAGTGATGATATTGCAGGAGCAATAAATTGGCTACTTACTTAATAACTTAAAACATATTTTAAATGGCATATAGAGAGTCAACTACTCAATCAGGATGGGCGAGTAGGTTTATTTCGATTTATGACGTAGCCCTCAAGCCCGAGGCTTACGGAGAATTGGTTCAGCGTTATGGAGATGGGTTCTACATCCTGAACTTTTTGCACTTAGCAGGTCAGACACGCAATGTTTCGACCGAGAATCTGAAGATAATTGAGAAAGGTGTTCCAGAGCGTCCCGTTACCGTTAGCATTGCTGTTAACGCTGTTGCCGGAAGCAAGAATGAGATTACCTTCTCCAATGATGACGACACCACTTACGCACGTGAGAACTTCTCTATTCTCATCCCTAAAGAGTTCACCAACGCTGATTACGACCAAGAACTTATTCTCAAGATTGAGAACGGCGATTGGTTTGGTTATCCTATGAACGGAGACCTCGAAATCACTAGTGAGCTTGATGAGGTAGAAGTAATCATGGGGGCATCTGCTTATGGTTACGGAACCGAAGGCGCAACCCCAATGACTAGTGGTTACTACGAGAGGTTTACCAATGCTCGTATCTTGAAAGATGCAGCAGGGGTAGAAGGAGGTCACGTATTCCGTGGCACTTGGGAAGCTGTAACAGCAGCAAACGGAGCCCGTGGTTCTTTGTCAAAAGAGCTCACCGAAATGGACTTCCGTTTCGACAGTCAGTTGGACTATGCTCTCCTGACTTCACAAGCTAACACCAACCCGTCGCTGTTGAAAGCCACTTCTATTGCAGGAGGAAGCAAGGCAGTTCCATCTTTCGATGGTCTGATTCCAACAATGAACGAGTTCTCTTTAGACCTCGATTGGTCAACTGCATTTGACATTGACAAATTCTCAGCAGTGAAAACTTTGCTCGAGTCTGTAGGAGTTGTAAACCGCACCGTGTCTTTCATGGTAGGAACAGACCTCTACACCTCAATCGAAGACTCAATGCAGGAATACCTCAATGAGAACTCAGCAGGTCACAACCTGTACGACACCATGGGTAAGATTGGTTTCAAAGTCCGTGAAGTTGAGAAAAACGGTGTAACGTTCAAAATCATGAACCTTCACTCTTTCAGCAACCCGAACAAATTCGGTTTGTCTTCTTACAACTTCAGCAAAATGGGCTTCATGTTCCCAGAAGGACAGTACGCTGTTTCTCTGAATGGAGAAGACGTAAAACTTCCTCACCTGACCCTAGGTTACGCTGTAAACAACACTGAAGACCGCAGACGTGTATTCGCTGTAGAACCCGGTGTTAACGGTTTGGGATACGGAAGTATCGTTGCCAACAGCTACGATGGTGTTAAATTCCACGTATTGTCGCACATCGTTCCTATTTGGAACCACATGCACAAGTCAATACTTGTGAACTATCCTACTCCATCTCTGTAATCAGTGCATGGTTGAGATAATCACATAAACCAATAGAAGCAGGAGGGAACCCCCAACCACCACCCTCCTGCTTTCTTATTTTCTAAAACAACGAAAGAGATGATTTATTACAACGGAGAATTATTAGATTGGAAAAAGGGCAAGGGCGAACTAGAAACCCAAGTCCGTGTTCAGATGAACGAGTTAAACGAGAAGTTCTTTGGACAGAACGCCCCGGGATACGCTATTCTGCGATACCCAAAGGGAGCAAGAAAGAAGAACACTTCAGGGTACTACGAACCACTGAAGCCCTACATCATTGACCATTACAGCCCTGACAACAATTGGGTATTTTCAAGATACCGCAAGCGTTTGGGTAAAAATGGGAATGAAGACTACGTGGATAAGTTTACGGTCGTAAGAGACCCTTACACTATCCAAGCTAAGGACATCGAATTTCTGTGGTTTCTGTTGTTTCAGAGTGCTGCTTTGAAGGCAAGGCGTATTTACATTGAAGACATGGAAGCAGACGCAGAAGTAGTAGCAAAAGAGAGAGCTAGCGATGTAGATGTCCGTTATCTAATCTACGGCAAGACCTCCCCCATTGCTCAAGACAGAGAAGTGTTTAAGCAGGTTGGTTCTGTATTTGGCGTTAAAGACATAAATCGTCTTGGCTTCATGCAATTGAAGAACGTCATTTACGGTTTAGTAACAGAAGGGGAGAAGAGAGGCAACAGATTCATCAACTTCGATGTATTCGAAAAACTGGTGAATGGACACAACGCACGTAGGGTTTCCTTTATTATCAGAGAGGCTATCAATGATGGCAGCATCCGTTTTAATCCCAAGGATTACAAATGGTACTTTGCGATAGGAGGAGAGCTTACAGAGGAACTAATGTCGATTAAGCTAAAAGATGTACCACACAAGGAGGAACTGTTAATTGAAGCAGTGTTGTCAGATGGTGCATTGAAAGGGGCGATTTTTTCCGCACTTGGAAGGAGTGACTTTGAGAGTGCTGATGAACTGAGAGAATATGACAGGAAAGTTTTATTCTCTATGAGTAATCGGTACGGAGTCGAGTTGACCAACAAGGACACAAAGGAGCAAATCGTCGAAAAGCTTTGTGAGAAGCTTGGGATGGAATATAAACCCAAATCTGCATAGTTCTCTCGTTGTTGTAGTTTAGACCCTTGCGTTTTTAACGTGAGGGTTTATTTTTTGTATCTTTGCAATAGAATAATAATTGACCACATGGCGTTAACGAATTTTGACATAATTAAGATTGTGAACCTTGCCATAAACAAGGACATCAACGGGAATGCCTTCACTCCTGACGAGTACAAGACTCTCATCAATGCTCACAGCTTAAGGCTGTTTAAGCAGAAGATTGGTGTTCCCCAAGAGTATGCTCAGGGAGCCCCTATCGGAAGAGAAGGGGTGAGCATCTCCAAGGAGAACGAGATGTCTCTTTTACCTTTTCTTGTCCGAGAGACATTGAGCGTCGTTAACGGCACGGTAGACTTCTCGGGCAAGGGAGTTGCTTATGTTTCGACTATGCTTCCCAACCCTATAACAGCAAGGGGATTTGATGAGTGCTATCCATATGAATTAGGGGATAGGCTTTTGGACCCGATAACTAAGCCCTCTCTTAGTGACCCAGTGGTAGTGTGGAGAACCCCTGAGTTAGTGGAGGTCTATCCTGTCACCTTAAGTCAAGTGAGGGTTTATTACTACAGGTATCCCGCTCAGGCTAATTTCACAATAACTGCGAACCCCAACACTCTTTTGCCTGTATATACATCAATTGCTGAACTTGAGTGGAGCGACCCCCACAAGATAGAAATTGCCTATATGATGATAAGGGAAGCGGGAGTAAACATAGAGAAGCAAGACGCAGTGGCTTTATCTAACCAAATAATAAGCACAGGTAGATGAAAAAAGACGAACTAATCGGTTTTGTAAGGAACATTGTACTCCAAGGAGAACCTGTTTCGGATAACATAAAGCCCGCACACTACAAGAGGGTTGAACAAGCGGTGTCTTACGCATTCAATGGAATGTTGGGGCAGCTCTACAAAGAGGGGGACGAGGGCAGATACGAGATAGAGAGTTATTTCGTAAAGCACTACAAGGACGTCGATGTTGCAGAAGCAAATGGCTACAAGTATGTAGCTCTAGTGGATGTGATATCAAGCCTACCCAACGGAAGGGGTGTGTGGTACGTTCAACCAAAGGGAACAGGCAAGCCTTTTATGCAAATGGGCAGACCCCAGATAGCCACATTGAGGAACACTTACGCAGGGGGCTCAATAGATGAGATGGTGTGGTATTTGGGCAACGTGATTCAAGAGGGCAGGCGTCAGGTAGTGTTAGAGAGAATAGGAGACCCCTATTTCCTAGACATTCTGAAAGTAGATTACGGTGTAGTGAGGGCACTTGAATCATATACTAGCGAAGAAGATGTGTATATTCCTGACGGCAGATTCGACATCCTCATACAGACAGCAGTTAATTGGTTTGGGCAGAGACAAAACGACCTAATAAATAACAATCAATGAAAAAAGGATGTAAATCAAAGGGCAAGAAAAAGTAGCTTACCGGAAGAGAGCCATGTTTAACAGACGTGGCTTTTTTCTTTGAGTATGGTTATCTTCTGTATCTTTGTTGTATTAAAAGAAATAGAAATGGGAATTAAAGGGTTTTATACAGCCAATCAAATAGTAGACGAAGCCCTGCTAGCGGTAGGAGACAATGAGCGTCGAAGATATGGGGAGGCAGTGATGTACTTCCACAGAGGATATAGGGATTTCAATTTATTCCACAACGAGGCTGTTACTGAGAGGTGGGAGCCCATTACTCCTGTCCATACGGTTAATTTACCAGAAGACTTTGTTAGGTTGCTGTGGGTGGGGGTGAGCCTCAATGGAGAGTTGTTTTCGTTCACAAGGAGCAACAAAATCATAAGCCCTGTGGATTCCCCTTTGGATGAGACTTTAGATGAATCAAGAGGAGAGACAGAAGCGATAGTGAGAACGCCTACATCTGGTTATGGAGCGAAAGCCGTAAACATGGAGTACTACTACACTCTTGACTTAGAGAGAAGGCGTTTGGTGCTAAAGAGACCTGCCATTGCAGTCACGAAGAGTTCTGACAGAAGCGAAGTTTTGATTGGATACGTAAGCCATGGTGTCAGGCAGATGGACAACACCTATATTTATGCAGACGCAGCCAACATGCTGGTGGCTTTTATTGAATGGAAGTTGACAGAAGGCAAGGCGGGGAGTGTTCCTGCATACCTTATTGAGATGAAGAAGCAGAACTACATCGAGTCTCAGAGGATGTATGAAACGCTGAACATGCCGTCTATTGACGAGCTTTATGATGCAATATATGAAACATCGGGACAAAACGTAAGGCTGTAGTATGACACAAATGATAACACTCCCTTTGAACGGGGCGATGAATAGAGACCAAAGTCCTATTTACATTAACTCTGCGGAGGGGATGGTAATGGAGAGGAGGAACGCTAGGGTTGTCTCTACTGGGGAGAACAAGTCTGGTGTCAATACTTCTATTAAGGGAACCACTGCTTTTTACTCTCCATCTGGAGACCCGTACACTCAGGTGGGTTTCGTTGAAGACCCTCAGAGGGATAGCGGGATATGGTTTCTTAGGGGTTCGGGGAGTGCGCAGGACAGGGTTGTTAGCGTGTCTTCAAAAGGGGTTGTTCGCATTCTTCTTGAGGGAAATTACTTAAACTTCAGTAGAGCCCCACAATACACGAGAGGAGACTATGTTATTGATGCGGAGATATTGGGAGACTTCTTGGTTTGGACAGATGACCTGAATCCACCTAGGAAGATAAACATTGTGACTCCTCCTACTACTCAAAGTTTCCTTAATACGCAACTAGCGGTAAGACCTCCATCAAAGGCTCCTGAGTTTCATTTTGGGACGGACACGGAGAAGAAAGCAAACTTGTTAATCGGAAAGAGTTTTCAGTTTGCGTATCAGTATATCTACAGAGATTATGAATACTCTGTGTTATCTCCGTACTCAGCGTTGGCTGTGTCACCCCTCATTTTTGCAGGCACTAATAATACTTATATCTACTCAACAGAGGCATTAGAAGGAAACGTTATCTTTATCAAGTGCGATTCAGGTCCAAGAGAGGTGCGCTCGGTTAGAGTGTTCGCTAGGGAGAACAACACTGGTTCTTGGTTTTTAGTTGGAGAGAGAGACAGACCCGAGAATGTGACCACAGAGTTTATTCCATACGAGTTTACGTTTGCTAACGACAGGGCACGTAGTTTCCTCACCACTCCCGAGGCTTTGTCTTTGTACAGTGATGTCCCAATGTTAGCCAAGTCTGTAGTAACAGCTCAAAACAGGATTGCGTTGTCTAACATCCAGAAGGGTTATGACAAAACTTCTACTGTGGTGAAATACAGCGTAGAGTACGACGATTTGACTACAAGTCAGGGCTCAAGAGCCATGGGGGTATCTCAAGAAGTTGGAAGCCCGGGGGAGCTTATCCTCGTAATAGTATTTCCTGACCCCTTGGTTCTAAACGAAGGAGACGACGTTACCATTGATATCTCGGGTCGCATGATACAGTGGGTGGATGGGCCTAGCTACCAGCAGCCACGTGAGTTGGGCTTGGCGTACACGTTCACATATAAGTTTTCTGTCTCTGTGAAGGCAGGTGATACTAAGGACGATATCACTGATGCCATAGTCGCAGACATTAACAGTAAGGGGCAGAGTATTCTATCAGACATAGGTGTTTATTTTGGAACTACTATGGTGGTGGGAAGAAAGGGATTCCTTGGAGATGCTGCATTAGTGATTGAGTACGGGTGGATACCCACGGGTTACGCATCAGAAGACCCCATGGACAGCGAGGGAAGCTATCAAATAGACGACTTGGTATTAAAGGGTTCTATAACAGGCGTTCCTCAGGGGACTAAGACCTATCTCTCAGGGGCTTCTTACAACGTGGGTTTGGCTTTTTACGACGAGTTCGGAAGAACTTCGGGAGTTCTGAACGGGACGACGGTGTACATCCCGGGCAACTCGGACAGGGAGCTATCCGACGTAGGAAAGGCTGCTAAGATAAAATACACCATTGAGAACTTTGATATCCCTTTGTGGGCAAAGTCAGCTAGGTTCGCTGTGTCTGAGGCCACGAATGTTTTATCAGTATTCCCTTTCGTCACAGGAACGATTGCCAACAAGAACATAATCGAATACTATGACGAGAATCAGGCTGTAATAGCCATAAACATACCCAAGAATCTTTCTTACGAGTTCAACCAAGGGGACTACCTTGTTTTAGAGAGAGAGGACGGAGGAGCAATCGAAACAATCACTAAGACGATAATCGGCATCAAGAGCGTAGTTGAGGTAGGGACCGAGGGTTATCCCGGGTATTGGCTTATTGTCCCCAAGGGGACGGAAAGTGCAACCACCTATGGGGGAAAGCTAGCACACATCAGGAGGTCGAGAGCTCTACTCACAGAGGTTATCTACTACGAGGACTACCTAACTATCCCCGTAGAAGATGGAGCGATTACAGCGGGGCTACGTAGCGGATACGTGGGAGACGGTGATGCTTGGTATGTTTCTAGAACCTATCAGTGGGATAGTGCCATTTCGGAAGTCACTAAAATAGTCGAAGACTTCTTTGTAACAGTAGACGATTCTCTAAGGGCCTACTCTAAAGGTAGACCTATTGTCGACCTAGGAGACTTCGGAAGGGTGCTAAGGAAGCAGGACTTCAATTGGAGCAAACAGTTATTAGCTAACACAAAAATAAATGGGACATCGTTCTTTGAAGCACTAGACAGAAAGTCGTTGGATGAGAAGCACGGGGAGATATCACGCACTATCCTTGTAGGAGACGTAGTAAAAGTATTACAACCAAGGAAAGAGACTTCTATTTATCTAGGCAAAGAGCAGGTCACAAATGCAGATGGAACACTAGGGCTTGTATCGACAGGAAACTTTGCGGGAACCGTGTATCCCATAGGAGACGACACAGGTACAGCATTTGGCAGGGCGGTAGCAAGAGACAATAGAAATATGTACTATTGGGATGGCTCTAGAGGAGAGGTATTTAGGTCTTCTCCTAACGGGGTGTTCCCCATCTCTAATTACGGGATGACGGCATATTTCCACACATTAAAGCAGGCACTAGATGTAGCCACCAATGTTTCAGTGGTGTTCCACTTTGACAAGCGGTACAGGGAACTATACTGCACTTTTACGTGGAAGCCTTCAGGACAGCCAAACAAAACAGAGACAGTTGTATTTGCGGAAGAGAAGAATGAGTGGAGCAGGTTTTACGACCTCAAGAGATACTCATCTACTGACGAGTTTGGTGTTGACGGATATGGATACATAGGAGAAAGAAACTTCGCTACAACTAGTGGGGTTATATATGAGTTGGACTCAAGTAGCACACACAACACGTTCTTTGGAGTCACTCAGCCCTTTATTATCAAGGGTACCATCAATCCATCTCCTATACAAGACAAGGTTCTTAGGAGTATAGCGTTGGACTCAAATAAGGCTTTAATCTTCGAAGTGGAAACAACACCCACTAGTACCAGACCTGTGGGGCAGTTCACCTATCTCCCTACAGGAGCTTTTAGGAGCAGGGAGGGGATGTATGTCTCTAGTGTAAACAAAAACATTAGAATAGCCAATTTGCAGAACGACATAGACCTGATTTACTCTGGAGACTCAATGGTCGGGAAGAGCTTGGAGTTTCAACTGAGAACCAACGACTCTACTCCTACAGAACTCAAGTTGGCAACGTTTGGAATAACGGTTAGTAATTAATAGTATCTTTGTGTAGAATAGTGAATTGCAAAACAGAATAATATATGTCAGCAGCATTAATATCAGCAGCGATTTCAGGAGTATCTAGTTTAGCTCAGACGGGAATGGGAATAGCCGACATGATTCGGTCTGGGAAGAAGCAGAAGGAGGCTCAGTCTTTTTTCCAAAAGAATAAGTATGAGATACCTGCTAGTGCGAGGGCTGCTTTGTCGGCAGCAGAAAGGAGTGCCTCTTCCTTAAGGATGCCGGGTCAAGACTTAATGGAACAAGAAGTTCGTTCAAGCACCGCTCAGGCGGTAGGCTCAGCAAGAGAGGCTGCAAGCAGTGGAAGTGACGTATTAGCGATGTTGTCTGGAATGTACAGCCAAGAGCAATCCCAAATGAGGGGTATTGGTCAGGGAGCAGCCTCGATGTATGAACAGAGGCAGCAACAGTTAGGACAAGCATTAGGCACCATGGCTGGATTGGAGCAGCAGAAGTGGCAGTACAACGTTCTTTACCCATACCAGCAGATGCTAGGTCAAGCCGAAGCACTTGGAACAAGGGGAAGAGAAGCTGTTTCAGGAGGATTTGGAGGGATGTTAGGAACCCTTGGTTCTTATCAGCAATTACAGTCTTCAGAGAACTCGTTGGCAGCAGCAAGGGCTCCTTACATGAATCAGTCGGCAATAGCCCCACCTCAAAGGACACCGCTGAATCTGCCAAGCTTTAACACTATACCACGATAATATTGGATATTGCGATATGGAATATAATACAGGAGTTAGTTCAAAAGGGATAGACTTTGCGGGAGCAGCGCAGAGCTACATGAGGAGCTTTGTAGAGACTAGGGTAAAGGAAATCGAGGAAGAGAAGGGTAAGATTAAGGACAGTGAAGCCTTAGCCTTAAAAGCTGTCAGCTTGTCGGTTATTCCTGAAATGGCAGGAGAAATAAGAGACAGGTACCAAGAGCAGCTAGACGAATACAAGAAGGACATCACAAAGAGGATGGCTCAAGGGAAGGGAGTATTGTCTTTTGAGGACAGGAAGTTTGTTGAGAAGGGTGCAGCAGAGATGGCTAACGCAATGGAATCAGATAAAATAGAGCTCCAAAAATTCGCAACCCTTCAAAACCACGTGGTATCCAACCCGCTCCTTTATAGCCCAGAAATCTCGCACCAAATGGGAGAATGGTACAAAAAGGTGATGTCAGGGGACAAGAACAGAATGCCTTTGGATGTTATTCAAGCGAACAACGTCAAGCCTATAGACCCGCTGCTTTACATTGACGATAAGTATGGGGCCCTTTTCAAAAGGGTTGACACAGAGGGTAAAGCGACAATCAACGGAAGGATTGTCACCAAGGAGATGATTCAGAACGAGAACGAGGTTCGAAATATTCTCAGCATGGCGTTTAGAAACGACAGTACTCTGCTGTACTCTATAGCCCAAAGAGACGAATCGGGAAATCTAGTGAGAGACGAATCAGGCAAGGTGGTAATAGACGAAGAAAGGCTGACAAAAATGACAAATGACCTTGTTCCTATCTACCAACAGAAAACCTCATCCGTAGACGTGACCCCTGAAAAAACCACGGGAAGCACCACGGGGGGCACTGCGTTAGACACAGAGCCCTTTACATCGGCAACCGGAGAGACTGTCGAGGTAATAAGAATCCCGTTCAAGCTTGAGGAACGGATGGTTCCCGGGAAGGCTATAGATGAGGGCACGGGGCAGGAGATTAACATTGACACTCGTGTAGACGCTAGGCTTGTGGCCGTCAGCATAGAGGACGACAAGGCTTACTATGAAATCTCAGGAGGTACTAAGAAAAACGCAGCAGGAGAACTATTGTACACTTATCCTCTATCAAGCGGAGCAGATTCAGGGCCGGTTTCTCAGAAATCAACAAACGTAATGACTAGGTTGAAATCGATGGCAGCAGATATTAGCCAAGAGGCTAGGTATCAAATTGAAGGGCAACCTACGTTTACAGAGAACAATGACGGCACTATTACCGTAAGAGCAAAAGCAACAAGTCGTGTCAAGGCATACAGAGAACAACCAGAATACATTGAGTTTGACTTAAAACCTGCGATTGACGACAAAGAGGTCAGGGATATCTCTGTGCCACTCAGTGGAAAACCGTCAGTGAAATCGGAGCTTGTAAAGCGCAATTACATCTACAAAGGAGAGCCCATTTCGAAGGTTCTTGAAAGAGGAAGTGCGGGGAAAGGCAGTGGTAAGACTCCTGTTGTGACCACTCCGACTCCGGGAGACCCCGAAGACATGAGAGACTATATTGACCCAAAATTTCATCACCTATTGGACTAACCTACGATTTTAAGCAATATGCACGGAAAGCCACGGTAAAAATCGTGGCTTTTTTTATTTAAAGGTATTTGATGCTTATCTTTGTATGTAAATAAGATTTGTATAGATGAGTAAAATGTCCATTGCAGAGTTTGCAGCAGCAATACGTAATAAGACTAAGTCTTACGATAAGATACCAGACCGAGCTCTAGTTGATGCGTGGCTCTTGAAATATCCGGGCAAGTTCGACAGGGTTGTGGATTTAGACTCAGACGGAGGAGTCCCCACTCCATTCCCAACGATGGACACCCTTAGAGAGGCGGTCTCCAAACCCGAGGCTCCCACTTCAAAGAGACCTGAATGGCTTAAGCCTCTAGAGGATTGGGAAATAGAATATCGGAATATATACGGAAGTCTTCCTCAGGAAGAAGGGTTATCGAAAGATGATGCCTTGAATGAAATAGAGAAGTCTAAACTATCTGAAGAAGACCTTAATTGGTATGAAGAAGTAGCGGCTGCTCCGGGGGCATCTCCCAGTGCATCTGGAGGCCAGACTAGTTTAGGCACCCTGAGGGGCTCTGAGCGGTATCAGAAAATAGACAAGACCATTAATCGGATATCAGACAAAGACAGGGCTGAGGCCAAATCGATAATGCCAGTGCTTGACGAAAAAATGGAGAGCACAAACAAGGAGATTGAGGAAGTCTCTAAGAGGGGGTTTAGCACGAGGTATGGGGTATCAAGAGAAGAACTTCCGTATTTGCAAGGCAACGCCCTCGGAGAAGAAGACGAAAAGGCTTTATTTATTCTAAAAGAGAACGCTCGGTTGATTCGGGAGGCTAAGAAGTATTATGGGGCAATTGCAACAGGGGACAAGAAAGTAGCCCTTGAAAGGTTCGGAGACGGTCTATCTACAATAGACGTAGCGAATGTTGTTACGATTGGGTTAAAAGACTTGTTTGAGGAGACCACCACTTATCAGATAAAAAACAAGGTTGCGGAGCAGGGACACGAGTCGCTAACAAAAGAGGAGTACGACTACCTAGTCCTATACGAGATATTGCAGCAAGCCAAGATGGCAGCAGACCAAGACAGGGCGTTCTCAGTAGGAGTCGGAGTAGCAGAGTCTGCTCCCTTCATGGCAGCAATGGCAGCTACGGGTGTAGTGGGGGGAGCGGTAAGAACGGGAGCGTTTAGATTAACGCAAGGTGCGCTTCGTGGGGTAGGGCTAACAACGGGCAGGAGTATTATATCGAAGTTGGTCGGAACCTTATCTGACGCTACTGTTAGGAGTTTGTTATTCCCTAGTACCTATACATCCACCTTGGGAAGGATGACTCCAGAAGTAGTGTTCGAAGAGGTGGATGGGGAAAGTGTTCCTATTGCAGTAGAAGGCACTAGAGATGATTTCCCCACAGCATACCTTAAAAGTTTAGGAGAAAACGCTGTTGAGATTTTCAGTGAGACCTTTGTCGGAGGAAGTCTTAACTTGGGGATTCATAAACTAAGTAAGCAAGGAGCTAAGGTTCTATCGGGAACTAAGTTTGGGGATATATGGGATTATGCTAACAGGGCAGCCAAGAACAACCCATTTACGAAGTTTGCTTACATCCAAGACCCATTCTCGGAATTCGGGGAAGAGGTCTTTGCGGGAATATTCCAACCCCTTGTTACGGGGGAGGGTTCGGTGAAGGACTTCTTTGAAGCAGAGAACATGATAAGAACCGCTCTCATCGTTTTGGCTATGGGGAGCATGACTAAACCCGTAGATGTTGTTTCGGGTTTGGCGCAGAGGAAGCATGTTAAGGACGGGCGGAAGATTGCTCAGGGGTTAGACCCCGAAAACAATCGAATCTTCGCAGATATTATGAGGCTAGACCTCGGAGACAATGTTGAGAGTAAGTTTTTGGAGATTGCTCGAAACATGGGTAAGAAGGCAAAGAATCCCGCAAACATAACGAAAGAGGAGCAGAGGCAAATCGAGAAGAATCTGTCAGCACTAATGGCTTACTACGCAGAGGTCAAGCATGCTGAGAGGAATTATACTCAAGCACAGGGAGCTGCTTACCTTTTGAATGACAGGTCTTATACAAACAGAGTAAGATTCTTAGAAGACTTAAGAGGAGCTATTTCTGCAGGAGAGGAGATAGTCAACTTAAAGACCAAGGGTGATGCAGAGGCAGAGGCTGCCATTCAGGCTTTAACTGAAGGGGAGAATATTGAGAGTTTCCTTGCTGACGCAAGAAAAGCAGAGAGGGTTCAGGCTGCCGAGGAAAGCAAAGTAGAACCAGCTCCTAAGGCCGAGGAAGCTCCGAAAGGGCCCACAGCAACAGGAGAGCAAGAGGTAGATGTTGCTGCTCCTGTCCTGACTGAGACTAAAGAACAACGCCAATTCCTAGAATCACAGGGAGTGGTAGTAAAAGAAGAAGCTACTCCCGAAGAGATACAAGAGCTGTATAACGCTCAGAAGGAGAAAGAAGACACTGAGGGAGTAACAGAGGGAACAACTGAGGGAGCGGCAGAAGAAGTTACACCAACGGTTACAGAAGCGAAAGAAGAGGGGAGGGCTGAAGGGGGAGTTAAACCAACACCTCAGCCCACTACGTTTCTAAAAGGGAAGCAAGGGGCTAAGTTTACTAGAGCAGATAGTAGCCCTAATGACAGTTTTTGGGGCATTGTCAACCAAAAAGGGAACAGTGCTGAGTTCACATTTGCAGGAAACCAACAAGAGGGCATTGCAAAGAGAGTATTCTCTGACGACATAGCGGATGTGGAGGGGAATGTAGCAACCGCAACCTCCGTTACTGTATTGTCTCCCGGGGAAGTAGAGCTAAGGGACGGGGATTGGGTTGTTGTAGAAAAAGCAAAAATCAGGCTCGAATCAGGAGAAACAATGGCTCCTGAGGCAACAGAAGCAGCCCCCGCCAAAGAGGCTCCTATGAAGCCTGCTGAGAAACCGAAGCCTGTCTCCACAACGGAGGTTAGAGTAGCTGACCCTAAATCTTTAGAGAAAGCTCCTCCTCAGGAAAGGCTGAAGATTCAGCAAGGAGAAAGAGGGGCAACTGACGTGCTGTTAGACGGAGAAGTTAAGTCTCAGTACACGTCTACGCCTCAAGCTAGACAAGATGCTAGGGGCAATAAGAGTGGCAGAATAGGCGCACTTCAGGAATCGATTCGTAAGCTTGCTCGTATCTACGCAGGGCAGGGGATAGACCTCAGGGGTTTAAACTCAGAGCAGATAGTAGCACTCGCTAGTTCTCTGGATGAAAACTCAGAGATAAACAGAATACAATTCAACGGAGAGTCAGCCACTGTAACAAAAGCCATGTCTCCTTTCGGGAAGGACAAGAAGGATTTCACGGGCAAGATAATTGCAAGGGGCAAGAAGGATATAACGATTGTAACCCCATCAGGAGAAGTCGTCAGTGGCACTACTTTCAAAGTCGTTAAGACAGAGCCCAAGCCTCCTACTGCCAAACGCAAGCCCAAAGCAGCTCCTGCTCCTAAACAGGAGGCTGTGGTTCCCGAAGAAGCAGAAATAAAGATGGCTCCCAAAGACAAAGAGACCCTTGTAGAGGCTTTACAGAAAGTGTTTAAGTTACCCAAGAAGCAAGCGACTATTGCAGCAGAAGTATTGGACAGGATTATTGGAGTGCTTGCTAAAAGGACTGGTAGTACTAAGTCCCAAATTTACGCTGGGATTGAGTTCAGGACTATAGACAAGTTGCTCTCAAATGAAGCTAAGAGGCAGGAAGAAGAAGGGGTTGAAGGAGTAGTCGCTGCGCTTTCTTCTAGTAGAGTGCAAGGAGCTCAAGTTAACCTAGTGTCAGCAGGGGTGCGAATTATATACGCTCTGCAAAACTACAACATCTCTACAGTAATGCACGAGATGGCTCACATATACGAAGACTTTCTGACCCCAAAAGAAAGGGCTACTGTTTTAAAGTGGACAGGAAAGAAAGAGTGGGACTCTGACGCATCCGAAGCTTTCGCAAGGGGATTTGAAAGATACCTAAGGGACGGGATTGCTCCTAGCAAAGAATTAAAGGGCATCTTCGAGGACTTCAAGAGGTGGATGCTAGAGATTTATGAGACCATGGTCGGGACTTCTTTGCTAAAAGACTTGAGTCCCGAGATAAGGAACATATATGATGTAATGTTAGGATTTGGGGGTATTGCTTTGCCTGTCTCACCATCCGAACTAAAGACATCTAGCTTAAGAGACTTTGGGATAGATGTAGAGGGAGATGCCCTTGAGGTTAACACTAGGGAACCCGAAAAGCAACCAAAGCTGAGCGATAGGGGTAGGGTGCTGTTTCAGATTGCTGGGGAAAATGCCAACACATCAGAGACCGTCAAGAACAACCTATATATTGCATCAAAGATGGAAGAGTCAGGAGCTGATGCATTGACCATAAGAGTAGAGACTGGATGGGAGAAAGGGATTGACGGAAAATGGAGATACGAGATAAACCCAAACCTCAACATAAAGACTTTAGCTATTCACAACAAGAAGCTTTTTGATGTTATTGACTACAAGGAGCTATCTGAGTTCTATCCAGAATTGGGAGACATCCGCTTTGTTGTGGTTCCATTCGAAGACGTCGATTTTGACGCTCAGTTTAGTGCAACCAACAACACCATAAAGGTAGCATCTTACTTGGTAGACAAAGAATCTGTTGATGAACTAAGGCTTAAGATACTTCACGAGATACAACATGCAATACAGCTCAGAGAGGGATGGGATTTGGCTTCTGTGCAGGCGATAAGAGCATATGCTTCTCCTCTGTCTGGATTGGAGATAGAAAGTCCATATGCCGACGTAGAAGACAATTCAATTGAAGCCCTAAACGACTCTCTAGAAGCTTTTGAGGAGAGTTATGAGAGCATGGCAGATGTGATGAACGAAAACGCCATCCATGGGAACATAAAAAACATCCTTAAATACTACCTTGAGAAAGCACACGGACTTAAAACGACCAAGAATAAGGCAATAGGGAAGTACACCCTTGGTGGAGTCCAAAGGACTGCATTCGGAGGGGATTTTGCTCCCACCAAGCAGGGACTATTGGATTACTTTAAAAAAGACTTAGAAGACAGGAAGGACAGGACGGGGATACTTTCAGAGAAAGAAGCAGATGAAATTCTAAAGACAAAAGAGGTTGGCTCAGAGGAGCACGAGGACGCTTTGTACATGAAGCGTTATTTTGAAGAGAACGCAAAGAATCAAGAGAGTATTCTTAAAGGTGATTTTAGTATAGACGAAACAAGGCCATCTCCGACAGAGGAGATAAAGAACCTTCTAAGGGAGTTGTACGGAGAAGACGTAAACGAGGTTAAGGTAAAGTCTTTGACAGAATCAATTCAAGCGTTCTTTAGCGAAACCGAGATAGACGAATTCGATGTGTACAGAAGGGCTCAGTCTGAAGTAGAGGCACGGAATGTTGAAAAAAGAGCCAATATGACTGCCGAGGAGAGAAGGAACACCTTGCTTTCCATGACAGAAGATGTGGCTAGAGACGAGCAGATTATTCTGTTTCCTAAGCCCAGAGGGGCTGGCTCTACTATTAAGTTCCAAAGAGACGAGAGACCCAAAAGGAACATAGCTCCACCTCAAAGCCCGTTGGTAACAGGAGTTCCTCACGATAAGGCTCCCGCTACTCCTAATGTCACAAAAGAGAGTTCTATCCATTACGCTAACTTGACAGAAGACGGAGATGGGAACTATGTGTTCTTCCACGTCACTGACAAAACCTTTGATGTTGTAGACCCCAAGAAATACGGTTCTTCTGGAACGAGAGCCACTTCTGCCGCTGAAATAGCAGCGATGGGGAAAGTCGGTGGAATGTCGATGTTCTACACCGATGTCATGCAAGGAGAATCGATGGTTAGGGGCAAATATAAACACGCAATTAAGATACCAGTTAATCAGGTCTACGACTTCAACAGAGACGAGAACGGATATCTAGCAGAGGCAGAAAGAAGGCATGATGAGAAATACCCCAATATGTCCATGGATGCCAACTCCGACCTTGCCTACATAACTCAGATAGCAAGCGAGAACGGGTACTTAATGACCGTTGCTTATTGGAGGGACGGAGAGACTAGAGCGCACTCTGTTGTTCCATTACAGATAAACGACACAAGGGAAGAGAAGTTCACAGGGCCGTCCATTCCGTTTAAAGAGAACTATGTTTCCAATAGGGAGTATGGTTTTAAACAAGTGATGCCTATAACGATAGTGGATTCTCTTGACCCCGTCTTCGAGAGCATATCAGAAGCTCTTAGAAAGAAAGAGGCTTTTGACTCGCCATTCCATGGGTACAACAACGACGTTGGGTTCAATGACCCGTTTTCTCAGTTTAAGTCAAGGGAAGAGGAGACAGCAGCCTTAATGGCAGAGACTAGGATTCCCAAGAGGCTTAGAGACAGGTATCAAAAGATTGTGAACATGGAGGAAGTTCCCGGGAGGACTGAGCGCAAGCTCATCAACCCAGAACGCTTCATGTCTAAAGTTGAAGGAGAACTAAAGAGGTTCGGAAAGATAGCTAAAGAAGATGACGGTGGGGCTACGTTTAGGCTCGATGGTAACCCAGAGACTAAGGGGCTAGTGGTTCCGATAGTTTCACTGAACTTACCACAGTCAGAGCTGACACCCGAAAGGTTGGTTGCTTTCTTGAATGAACACCAAGACAAGGTAACGCTCAAGGATGACTTCAGGATAGGAATCTACAAGTTTGTGGACACCAACAATGCAAGTATAGACTTGAACGTGTTAATCAACCCTGAGTACGCTGAAGTGGGGGTAGAGATGGGCAAGTTCTTGGGACAGAAAGAGCTGTTCGACTTGAAGACCTTTAAAAGCATGCCTACAGGTGAAGACGGGTTATCGCCTCGTTTCTTAACTGTTGGTGAAGCTCGCTCTATAGCTTCTTCTATTAAGAAAGGAGTACTTCCTGAGTGGGTAGCCGCAGAGCGCAAAGCAGAGCAAGATGAGATTCAAGGAGGTATTAAATTTCAAATGCTAGAGGGGAAACCGAAACCACCTCTAGTAGAAGGAGCCGAGAATGCTCTGGACTCGGGGTCTCTTATTGATGTCCAAGGGAACGAGTCTGTGTTAGAATCAAACACTGTTATCCCTACCACTATAGGGAAGAAGGGTCAGAAAAAATGGCTTGAAGCCACCACGACCACAGAGGATATAATTTCGAGTCCACGGGAACAGGACTTAAACTTCCTTTCATCTGCTGCCACTGGTTTTGCCACTGGGGCAGGTGTTAGCGTCCCTTATCCGTTCTCTGTAGAGAAAGAAGGTGCTGCATTCTTGAAGGCTCAAGAAGAAGCCAAAGGGAAGAAAGCTGACTCTGCAGAAGTAAAAGCATATTACGCAGAAGCTGCTAATTTTGCAAGATTCTTAAGAGACAGTATCTCCGATTTACTACTTGGGGCTTATGACGCACTCGGAGCTAAATTTATCGAACGAACTAAGGTTTGGTACGAGGGGGCTAACAGGATTGCGAATAATCTAGCTGATAGATATAATTTGACTCTAGAGCAGACTGCTGCTGTTATTGCTTCTCTTAGTCCACAGACTGAGTGGTTTGACAACCTAAGTAGGGCTGAGAGGGTGATACACATAATGCAAAGGCAGAGGAATGTTGTCATCACAAAGGAGATGCACGACAAAGTTATTGACTATCTAAAGACCGACAAAGACGAAAGTGCTGGCTCCCAACTCATGAGGGAGATGTTTGTGAAATACGGTGAGGTCAGCATCCAGCAGTTAATGGACAAGAAAGCTGAATGGAGGGAAATAGCAAGCTATGTAAGAATACTTGACGCTGCCGTGAACTCTCAGTCTGTTTATGAATACGACCCAAATGGGCAAAGGGTTGGGGTTATAAGGGACAAGCTAACGTGGGGTTCGTCTTTAGAGATAGCGAAAGCGTTGGCTGTTATTGTTGACGGAAGCCAGCAGTCTATTTCAGATAGCTTGGGGAATGCAAACAAGGTTCGCAACTTCTACAACAACATAGCTAGCCCTGACTCTGTATACGACTTTGTAACTGTAGACACACACGCAGGGTCTAGTATATTTATGTACCCATTAGGGGGAGGAGAAGCTGGGAGTATCAAACTATTCAGTGATGGGAAAACCCTGATTTACTCTATAGCAAGCGATGCTTACACTATAGCTGCTAACAAGGTTGGACTAACACCAAATCGGTTGCAGTCCGTTATTTGGGAGGCAGCTAGGATTACATTTAATGACAAACCAAGGAAAGCCGAGATTAGGAGAGAATTAAATACCATCCTCCCGCAGATGAGGGCAGAGGGCAAATCAGCTTACGAGATTGGCTTTGAAGTAACAAATAAATACGAACCAAATTCAGATTTATATGGAAAAGAAGAAGGAAAACGATTGGGATATGGTGTCCAAAGAGATGCTACTGAAGGACTTTGGGAAGGAAGATGGGGAAATGACCCAACAAGACGCTCTGGGGTACCTTTACGGGGACGCACCGGAGGAAGATTGGGAGAAGGCTCCACCGAGCTGGGTTTACGAGCTCCCCAAAAAGTCGAAGACCGAATAGTAGGTGGAATTAAGTTCCAGAGAGAGGAAAAGCCCGTATCGATAACCGATTACCGTAGGGGTCTGCACAAGCTAGTATCTGCTGCAGAAGCGGAGAGGGTAGAGAACGTTGGAGCCTACATAAGGGAGTTCTTAGAGTCAAGGGGAATCGAAGTGAAAGAAGACCTCTTAGCTGATGTATTGGACGAGAGGGGTCACGCTGAAGAATCCACTCTTGAGGGTTATGACAAGGAGGCTCTGCTAACAGACGTGATAGAGGACTCTAGGGTAGGGCTAAGGGTTCTATCTGACGACTCTCGTTTGTCTGAAGAGTTGAAAGCCCTTATAAGAAAGAGAGGGATAACTTACGCTGTCCAATCTCAGGGCTTAGTCGCAGAGATGGCAGAAGCTATTATGGCGGCAAATAGCGTGGAAACAATAAAAGAGGCCATAAGAAACCCCAAGCTAGATGGAGCACTGAGGGTTGCTTTGGGAGCAGAGGTTGTAGCCATGTATGACACCCAAGCTTCTAAAGAGAAAGTCGGTTCTGCTAAGCATACTGAATTGATGGACATGGCTGCTAGCCTTTGGGAATACCTAAGGAGAGAATTAGCCACCAATCCGGGTAGAATTGTTAGCTTCTGGGGTTCTTTGCACATAGAGTCCAAGCTTTCGCCTAGGCTCCGTATCTACAAGCTTCAGAAAGAGATAGGGGAAGAGAGGGAGAAACAGGCAAAAAGCATCGGCATCGACAAGACAGTAGAGCGTCTCGAGAGTGAACTAGCGTTGTTAAGAGAAGAGTTAGCCGGAAGCGTTGCTGAGACGAGGGAAGTTCAGGCTGCTTTGGACAAACTAGTAGGGATGAGGGAGAAAGAAGTCCCCTACTCAGAGAAGAGAGTTGTCATTGGCAAGAGGTTCAAGAACCTTGAGGCTAGGGACAAAGTTCTTTCGGGATTGGATAAGCTGAGGGTTTTGGCGGGTCAGACCACTATAAAACTACAAGCCTCTCCAAACGCATATATCTCCGCTGTGAAGGAGTTAATCGACGGGTTGATACTAGAGACGGGAAAGGAGGGGAAAGCCCTTAAGAGCGCAACTACGGAGCTCCTAGACGGCATAGGAGTGGCTGTTTCAGAAGACGTCCTCAATGACATAATAGGAATCGAGGCAGAAGCAGAAGTCGATGCCTCTGTCGGTGAAGCTAAGGAAGCTAAAGAGAGGTTGGCTAAAAAGATAATCAGCCTCTATAAGTCCAAGAAGACATCTTTGGAGGAGCAGATGATTAACCAACTGTTGGGCAAGTTTAGAGAGAGGGCTACTCGGGAGAAGCGCAAAGGGAAAGCTGACTTCGAGATTATGCTTGATGCCCTAAACGACATGGACACCTATATGGAGGTGTGGTCTTCTGCTAAGAAGAGAGCCCTAGCTAAGGCAAATGGACTGAAGGTTGCAGAGAAGCGCAAGAATGAAATCATAGAAGAAATCAACCGGATATACAACAGTGTTTCTCCTATGCCTTTCAGCGATGTCAGGGCAGAGAAAGCGGTGATGTCAGAAATCAACAAGCTTGGAATAAAAATCAACAAGTTGGCTTCTAAACATTTTGCAAAAGTTGAAGCAACTAAGGAAGAACTTGTTGAAAGCCTCATGTCAGGACTTAATCTCAGTGATAAAGAAGCCAAGATGATAGCAGACGCTGTCTCTGAAGCTTTCGACAGAATCATTGAGAAGAAACAAGTTGCTTTAGTGAAGAGGCATATCGACAGGCTTGCTAAGAAAGCTAGTCCTAGAATTGAGAAGAAGGGTGTTACGGAGTCTCGTGAGGCTTCATTTGACAAAGCCATAGGGTTATCGAAGCTCATCAACTCAGGTGCGTTTAAGGACGCTAAATTCTTGGAGGCATACAAAACAGCCATGGGTCTACCATCTATTACGGCAGAGCAGATACGTGAGCTAGAGGAGTTGAATAAGAAGATGGTTAAGATGCCAGAGGGAAGGCTTAGACAGAAAGCATTCATCGACCTCTTAGAGGCTGAAGCGAACCTAAGGGACTTTGACTGGGGGGAGATGGCGATGTCTATCTTCTACTTCAACATCTTGTCTGGATACACAACTCAAGCTAGGAATGCTATAGAGAATGCCACCACTACATATGCAGAGCTCGGAATAAACGCTGTCTATTTAACATTGATGGGCAAGTGGGGAGCAGTCCCCGGGTTATTCAGTGCTCTTTATAGAGGTTGGGCTAAGCAGGGAGCCTTTGCCTTTGCGGACACAATTAGCGAAGGCTACTCTCCTTTTAGGGAGAAGTATGAAGCTCCAGACCAAACAGAAAGGGTAGTCTTTAAAGGGCTGTACAATTACATAGGCTTTAATCAGATAAAACACCTCACACGCACGATGGCTTCAGTAGACGAGGTCTTCTACTTCGGATTGAAGGAAATGAGGGCATACGAGAAAGCTCGCTTAGCGATTGATATATCTACTCTAGAGACCATATTTAGCAAGAAGAAAGCCAAGATAGTCCAAGATAGACTAAGGGAGAGTATGAATTACACTCCCGAAGCGGTAAGGGCTGCTAGAGAACAAGCAGCAGCAGAAGCCATTGAGTTTGGGCTTACAGCCATGCAGGCATCCCAAAGAATGTATGAGATACTTGAACAAGGAAGGGGAAGAGAGATGCAAGACGACACCCACACCTTTGCATCAGAGGGAACGTTCAATCACGCAACCTTTGGGACCATAGGGTGGATATCCGATATTATTGGTTCTACCACCGAGAGGGCTACTATCAATGGGACTGTAGGGGGTAGACCGTACACTATTAAGCCCCTGAAATGGTTTGTTCCATTTACAAGAATCATAGCCAATGCCGCCAACAAGAAGCTGTCTTATACTCCTGTTGGATATCTGAGGTTCCTTAAGAAGAGGATTGGGTTTTGGGAAAACATGCCTGATAATAAAAAGAGAAATCTGACTTTAGAAGAGAGACGCAAGGAGGCTATTAAAGCCACGATGGGGCTTGCTGCGATGACTGCGTTTTGGTTCTTGTCTTCCCCCGGGGATGACGATGACCCAATCATCGAAATCACAGCAGGAGGAACAGGCAATTTTGCAAAGAACAAGACTCTTCGAGACACTGGGTGGAGACCATATTCTATAAGGATAGGAGATAAATGGATTTCCTATAAATTCACTCCTCTTCTTATACCGCTATCCATCATTGGAGCTGCACGTGACATTAAGAAGTATAGAGCAGATGGAGATTCCCTTACTGATTGGCAGGCTTTAGAGAGAGCTGCCTTCTCAGTGGGCTCCCTAATCTTAGACGAAACAGCAGTGGGGGGGCTAACAGACCTCTTAGGGGCCATAGACAAAGGAGACGGAAGCGCAATGGATGTGGGAATGGCAGCCTCATCAACCCTAAGCAGGCTCGCCCGCAGTGCTAGTCCAAACATCGTGAGGCAGGTTGCGGATGACGTGGATGCATTAATGAAAGAGCCGATGATTGAGAAGTCTTCATTTGTGTCACACGTGGTGTCACACATTCCTGTTGCCGGGAAGATGATAAACAAAGACAGGTTTGCTGTAGTGAACGTGCTGGGAGACGAAAGGTTAGTCGAATCAAGAATATCTCAAGCTACTCAGGTTTCCCTAGCAGAAGGAGAGGCTCTAATTAAGTACGCAGTTAAACAGGGCATTGTCCCATCTGAACCAAGGAGAGACAGGACTAGGTTCTCTTACCAGAGAGCGGATGGAGAAATTGTAAAAGACGGAAAATTTGTAGTAGGGGACAAGCATTTTGACGAACTGTGGTATGCATATACTGTCTTCAGGGGACAGTATTTCAAAACAAAGCTTCAGGACATAAGAGATAATGGTTACACCGGGGAAGAGGCAAGGAAGGAAATAGAGAAAGCTCAAGCTGAAGCCACGGGTGCTGCAAAGGCATATATTTACTCTCTAACGGAGGCTAATCCAATTAGGAACTAACACCTCAACTCTATATAAATCGAAGCATCTCCTTAGGGGGATGCTTTTTATTTTCCTTCGATACATAGTTGTATCTTTGTTTTGAGATTGTGCTGTTATTTGGGTATGAATATGTGAATAGTGGAATCGAAACAATGTTTAAGTATGAGTGATGTGGAAGCGAGAGTGAGTTCTATGCTCACCAAAATGGAATCTACATATGAATTCAACGAGAAGCAGCTTAGGCTTTATCAGGAACTAATAGGTCAGTCAATAGAGGAAAACAGACAAAGAATAGCTTACTTGGATTTAAGAATAAGTAGGCTGTCCAATGTATTGATTTCTCTTGCTGCTGTCATATTGGTGCCGCTCTTTGTTGCAGGCATTGACATTACCATAAAGATGAGTTCTCTCCCCACTAAAGAGTATATCGATGACTTGTACGTATCAAAACCAATGTCAGTAAACGTCTCTAGTTACATTGTAAACGAGCAGACTAATGTTTTGGTAGAGATGGGTTACTTTAACAAGCAGCAGGGTGACTTATGGTCTGCGATAATCAAGAAGCAGATAAACAATCTCCACGGATACAGGAGTAGAATAGAAATAACAGACAACAATAAGTATGGCGACAAATAATTTTAAGGTAAAGTTTGGTAAAAGCAAGGACCAAATGTCTATAAGGGTTTGGTATAACGGTGGAGACAGCATAACGGGCTCATCTTCGCTTACAGCTCATGTTTATGCTGACGAATCCGAAACACCCACCAATACCTATACCCTCGCTACAGTCGAGCTAAATGCGTTAAAATCGGGTTCTGTCGCTCTACCTACAGCTTTGCTTACAGGTTCTCAGATGGGGGACAATTGGTATTGGGTTGTATTTA